CTTAGACAAAAAAATACTTGCATTCAGTGGAGCAAATGATTTTACAGATCAGTTAGCAGAGTCAGTGTCACCACTAGCTATGTCATACCATTCAGGTAAAACTAAGAAACAAAGAGAGCTAATACTAGACGCATTTAAAAATGACACAATTAAAGTATTATGCTCAACAAAAGCTTTAAATCAAGGTTTAGACGTCCCAGATGCAAATATGGGTATAATGTGTGGTATTACTAGTAAAGCTTTACCTATGATACAACGTGTAGGTAGACTTGTAAGGTTTAAAGAAGGTAAAACTGGTGATATAATAATACTTTATGTTAAAGATAGTCAGGAGGAGAAGTGGCTAAAAAATTCTACAAAGAATTTGGATAACGTAAATTGGATATAAAAAATAATTAAATAAAAGTTTTGTATTATGAAAAAGATTTGTATATTTGTACCCATGTTCCGTTTAATTATAAAAGAATTTTTGATATGAAGATAAATATAGATTTTGAAATATTGACACAAACAAATATGAGTGCTGATGATTTCACGTATTTATTTATAATCTATCGAAAAGGATTTAACTATTTAAACAATCTTAATTTAAAGCCAAATTTAGACGAATTGCAAAA